CAGGAGCGACATTTAAAGTTGGCGGTCTCGTTAACAAAGAAATTTTATATGTTAATACGGATTACATAAACAATTATCTTAACGCAAATTTGAATGCCAATTGGTCTTTTGCTCCAAAAAATCCTGTGGCTAATTTAAACTCTGTAATTAGCGATACGTTATCGTTCGAGACTATTGAAGCCGGCACCATTGCATTCCTATCTCAGATTAATCCCGGAGTTGGTTATTCTTCAAATCCGTATATCAATGTACTGGAACCTAAAGTCGCCAGTCAAAGATATCCGGATGGATTCGGCGGAATCAAAGGTCGAGATGCTTTAATCACTTCAACTGTTGCTAATTCTCAAGGTGTGGCTACGGCTGTAGAAGTTGTTGATTCTGGTTTCGGTTTCTCTCCCGGAGACACGGTTTTCCTTTCGACGCCTGTAAATCAAGGAATTGTTGTGACGGGTGCAGCTGTTATCGACACGGAAGGAAAAGGAACTGGTTACTGGAGAAGCAATAAAGGATTCGTAAGCGATATTATGAAAATACAAGATAGCTATTACTATCAAGATTTCTCGTACGATATTTTAGTTAACAGAATGTTGAACGTATACAAAACCATCGTCGAGGATTTGATACACCCATCCGGTATTGCTTTGTTTGGAAGTTTCAGATTAAAAAATGAATTTACGTCCGAGCAATCTATGCCGATATCTTTCTCCCTTACACAATCATAAATAGCATAAAGGTAATTGGGCGAACTAATGGCAACACTTACGATTAACCATTACATAAATCAGGCAAACGGTTTCATCACTGACATTCGTAATAACAGAAATGGTTATTACATGTTTGCGTCTAGACCACAACCTTGGGCTAACAGCTCTGGTGGTGATGACGATTATGCAGTATTAGGAACTAACAATTCGGTTGCTCAGGTGGAACAAACCGTATATGACGATCTGCTTTACGGTAAACTTCTTACTGATTCAGACGTTAGTAATTTGATTCCGCGTTACGACTGGGTTATCAACACCAAGTACGACGTTTACGATCAGACGGATACCGATCTCTATTCAAAAAAATTCTACGTTGTAACCGACAAATACGAAGTGTATAAGTGTATCGACAATAACAACGGCACTACATCCTACGTAAAACCAACTCTTACGTCCACTTCCGGGACGTTTAAAACTGGCGATGGTTACGTCTGGAAATACATGTATACGATCGACGCGTCATCAAACTCTAAATTCACAACCGCAAATTATATTCCAGTTAGCACGAACGCTGCTGTTCAAGGAAACACAACTCCGGGTTCTATTGATGTTATTAAAATTACCGATGGAGGAAATAGTTACTTCGTTTATGAAACTGGCTATATCGGCGGAACGGTCGGTAATTACGTAATTCAGCTTCCTCAATCGTCTTCTAACACAGACGATTATTATGTAAAATCCTCAATATATTTAAAATCGGGGTTCGGAGCAGGTCAGATTCGCGAAATTTCTTCGTCTAATGGAACTTCAAAGCAGATATACGTAAACGAACCGTTTGATACTTACACAAGACTAGATCTCGCCAATGTGTCTGGGACTGTCGCGACAGGATATTTTATCGAACAGCCTGTGGATGAAATTAATTACTTGTATGCGCAAGGCTACTTTAATTCTAATTCTACGGTGTCGCAGTCTGATACCGGCGTTTCTGGTAAGGTATTAGCAGCCAATAGTTCTGTCGTGCAGATAACAAGATATGCAGCGAACACACTTTTCCAGAATGGGTTTCCAATCGTTGACGTAGCGTACTCAGGAACCTTAAAGACCGGAAACGTCTCTGTCGGTAACGTCGGATCTTGTAATATTGCTTTTGTTACAACTGCTGGTTCCGGTTATACAGCTAATGCTACAGTAACAATCACAGCCAATGGAACTGGATCCGGAGCAACTGCTAATGCTCAGGCTAATGCTAGTGGTAAGATTTCGGCTATCAATATTACAGCTGTGGGTAATTCTTATTTCGTAGCTCCAACTCTTACAATATCCGCTCCTACGGCGCAAACATTCAACTCTAATACTGCGGTCACTGCTGGAACTGGCAGTGGTTCAAATAACGTTATTAATCTTACTCGTTTAGACAATATTTCTTTGTCTGGAGGAATCGCTCTTGGGTATAACAATAACGATATCATAACAGTTAAATCGGCAACAACCAATGCCACTGTCACTTTTACGACAAACTCAACAGGTGGTAGTCTCACGTTTACAATCGCGAATACTGGAGTAGGTTTTGCTTTATCTGGAACTATTCCAGTATCAAATATAGCTATCACTAACTCAACCGGTGGAACAGCTGCTGGTAATACGACCGTAACTTATTTGGTCGCAAACGTAGCTTCTGCCACAGCTTTTTATACCGCCAACGATCTAATTACCTATACAGTTTCTGCTGGTAATACGGCAATAGCCGGTCTTACATCTGGTACAACTTATTATGTCGAATTTGCAAATTCTACTGTCATTGCTCTAAAAGCAACTGCTGCCGGTTCGCGTATTGCTCTTACTAAGGGTCCAACTGAAACAGGTCATACTCTACAAGGGCAAACAGCCACAGCGATTATGTATTGTGACAATCAGATTGTTCGCGGATACGGAACTCAGCTGAATGATTCAGCTAATGGTTATGCGAACGGAGAATATATTCGAGTTGGTGCTAATACAGTAAGTAATATTCGTAGGGTTGCAAACAACGTAAACACCACTGTTTTGATTACAGATCTACCTTTTGGTGTTTCCTTTACAGCCTCTAATAATTCTCACTATAAAATGAATGTAGCGGCGCAGCCTGCATCTATTGTAATTAGAAGAACGAATGGGTACGTTTCGAACACTAACCTAACTTCTGTGCAGGTTTCTATTACAAATTCTTCTATTGCTGGAGTGTATTTCTCCGTGGGTGAGAAAGTTAATATGACCAATTCCGGTCTTGTTAACCAAGGCGCAAATGCAATTATCGCGTATTCAAACTCTTCGACTGTAATCTTATCGAGCGTATCGGGATCCTGGCAGGCTAACAGCGGAGGAACTCAATTTTACGTAAATGGAGAATCTTCGCTACAGCTTTCGCAGATTGTGTCTGTGCAAAGTAATCCGAATATTACAATCAACAAGCCCAACGGAACGTTTAAACTCGGTTACCCAGTATTTTTTAAAACAACAGCGAACAGCGCGTCGAGTGGTAATGCGACTCTAGTCTCTCAATTAAACCTCCCGAACGATCAGACCGAATATCAGATCGGACCGACCGTAAGCATAACTGGAGATGGTTCGAATGCCATTGCTATTGCTGTTGTCAACACTGCAGCTAATTCTAGCTACGACGTTGTTGGTATTAACATTGTAAATCCAGGCACCGGATACACTCAAGCTAACGTTTCAATTTACGCCAACACAAACTACGGTATCGGAGCTAAAGCCAGAGCAATTATCTCTCCATTGTACGGGCATGGATACGATTCTGTAACCGAACTAGGCGGAAGATACGTTGGGGTTGACGCTAAGTTTGACACAATTACAAACGAGAGCTATAAGATCCTTGGCTATGGTTCTTACAGAAAAGTAGGTATCTTACAAAATCCACAATTCAGAGACATTAAAATAACTCTTACCGATTTTGATCGTGTTAATTTGACTTTAAACAGCACTTCTGGAACTTGGGCGAATGGCGAGGTCGCTTTACAGTCAAGTACAAATGCTGCAGGAATTGTTGTATATGGTAACTCTACGTTCCTTCAATTAAAGAATGTAAAGGGAACGTTCAATATTTCTAACACAGTTCAAGGTTATTATTCGAACACAACGTCAAATGTTGTTACCGCTAATACAATCTACTTCCCTGTCGGAAACTCGGCTGAGATCATTACGCAATCGAATTCAGGCTCTGTTGGTGTAATCACTTCAGTAATAAGCAATACTGTATACTTCATGAGCAACGTTGTTGGTCAGTTTTCTACTGGCGATGTTATGTACGACGCCATCGTAAATGCTTACGCTACGGTTTCTAGTATCTACGCTTCAAACGGAACTATCGATGTATCTTCGAATTTCGGTAATCGTTTCAATCAAACTGCGAGAGTAACTCTCACTGCGAATACTGGCGCGTTCTCTAAAAACGAGTATGTTCAGCAAGATATTTCGATGGCTAGTGGTAGAATCGTTTCAGCGACCGACGAAAAAGATCTGTCTATTTCAATAATCAGCGGTGCTTTTACGATCGGTCAAACAGTCACGGACACGACAACCAACGCTAACGGTATTTGCACTTTTGCGAATTCGACTTACTTAAAATTGACTTCTGTAAGCGCAAACCTGTCATTCGGCTCGGGTCGCACTATAAATAATGGAGTTGCTGCAACAGCAAACGTTACTGGGGTGTATCCAGTACTCGTATTGAATGATGTATCTGACGTAAATAATTTTCAGGCTGGTTCGAACGCTATTAACGGACAAACTTCGGGCGCTGCTGGCACTTGCAATAATTACTTACTGATTACAAACCCAGATCTAGTTAGAGATTCTGGAAAAATGATTTATACTGAAAGTTTCACGCCAGTTACTCGTTCGGCGACTTCCAAAGAAGAAATACGTATTGTTATTAAATTTTAGTTTAAGAGGATAGAATGGCACTAGACACAGATCTTTCGCGCAAGCCTTACTTCGACGATTACGACGTAAAAAAGAATTTTTACCGCGTACTTTATCGTCCAGCTTCGGCTGTTCAGGCACGCGAACTCAATCAGATGCAGACTATTCTACAAGATCAGATTGACAAGTTCGGTCGTCATATTTTCAAAGAAGGTTCTGTCGTTGAAGGTTGCGCGTTCACATTCGACAATTCTTACAATTACGTAAAAATCAAAGACAACTATGCAAACAACTCCGCTATTTCTAACATTAACGATTTCGTCGGTAAAATTGCAATTAACACAAACGGTCTTCAAGCTCGCGTTGTAAACGCTCTGAGTGGTTACGAATCAGAAAATCCTAATCTGAATACGCTTTATCTTAAATATTTGAATTCATCAACGTATGCGAATGGATCTCAGCAAACCGTATTCGCCAACAATGAGACTGTTCAGATCAAAACTGACTCCGCTGTTAATGTTGGTAATGTAGTTGTAGCGACTGTTACAAATTCAACTGGTAAAGGTTATGCCTTCACTACAACCGAGGGTGTAATCTTCAAAAAAGGATTTTTCATTCGCGTCGAACCTCAAACTTTGGTTGTTAACAGATACAATAATATACCTGATGGGGTTTCTGTCGGATTTGAAGCTGATGAGGAAATCGTTACACCGGAAATTGACACATCGCTTCTTGATAATGCTGCTGGCTCTCCAAACTACGACGCTCCCGGAGCTCATCGTTTAAAGCTCGTCCCTATGTTGGTTTCAAGAGCATCAAACTCTGTATCTAATACGGCAACTTTCTTTTCGCTTTGTGATTTCAAAAACGGTCTACCGGTATCAATTAAGAATGATCCTCAGTATGCTGCTTTAGCGAAAGATACAGCTCGCCGCACGTTTGAAACGAACGGTGACTATATTGTAAATCCGTTTCTTCTGAGCACTGACAAAAAATACAACTACACAGAGAACACGGCTAATTCAACTTATCTCAGTATTATTTCTTCTCCAGGTATTGGTTACGTCAAGGGTTATCGAGTAGAGTTTATCAACAACAATGCAGCCGACCTACGTAAAGCAACTGATTATGTAACAGTAACAAATCAGCTTGTCACTTCCAATTTCGGATATTACTTTAATGTAAATCAGTTTGTTGGTGATTTCAATAATGATCAACTTGCGCAAGTCGAATTACACAGCGTCGCAAAAACAGCCATAGCCGGAAAGACGTTTCTAAGTACATCTTATTCTTCCTCTACAAAAATTGGTACAGCTTACGTACGAGGCGTTGAATATTACTCTGGTGTGCCTGGAGTCGACGCTGAATACTCCCTTTATGTTTTCAATATCTCTATGTCTGCTGGTCAGAAAATTGATGATGTTAGAAGCGTTATCTACTATAATGGAAGCTTAAAGGCAGTAGCTGATATCATTCTAGATAAAAATTTCAACGGAAATTTTATTGCTAAGATTCAAGAATCTGCTGGTGAAACAGCGATATTTCCTTTTGGACAAAAAGCTATTCGCCGCGAAGGGTTTTCTTCGACAGCTCAGTATGCTTACAGAAACAGAGCAAACGCTACATTCCTAGCGACAAGTGGTTCTCTATCTCTTACTCTAGCTTCTGCGGTTGGATCGGGAACAGAAACATTTAATTACGGAACAGGATATCTGACAGAGTCTGCAGAAAATACGTTCATTGTAATTCCTGTAACAACTGGCTATAGTAATAACAAAACTGGAACGGTTTCTGTAAATACTTCTTCTCCAAACGTCGTTGGTTCTTCTACTACGTTCTTGACCGATTATGGTGTTGGTGATTATTTTTATTGTAATACAGCAACGAAACTTATCAAGTCGATTTCTAACAATACATCTATGGTTGTTGACTCGGCATTCGTTTTTGTTTCTTCGGGATTAAATCATCAAAAGACTTGGCCAGCTGGATCTCCTTTAAACTTTCAGACTTCAACCAGAACAATCAATATTACTTCAACAACGACAGCAAACATCGCTCTTGGTGAAACAGCCAATGCTAACTTCGATGCATCTGTTTACTTTGATATTCTTCGTTCTGGCACTAAACCTATTGACAAAATTATCAATAAATCGACTTACGTAAAAATCCAGGCTAATACAAACTCCGGAGGAACAACTGGTCCTTGGTGCCTTGGTATCCCTGATGTTCTAAAATTGAATTCTGTTTACGTTGATAACAGCGGCGGAACGTATTCGACATCAAATCCGGATAGAGTTACATCTTTCAGAATCGATAATGGTCAAAGAGATAGTTATTATGGGTTTGCTTATCTTACAACAACAGCTCCAATTGCTCCAAACGCAACGCTACTTGTTTCTGTAGATAATTTTGTTGCGTCCCCTTCTCAGGGTGTAGGTTTCTTCAACGCAGCTTCTTACCCTGTCGATGATGCAAACACATCAAATACTTCGGCTATTCAAACTTATCAGATTCCTCAGTACACTTCAACAATCGGTTCTTTGTTTGATCTGAGAGATAGCGTCGATTTCCGCCCTTACGCTGTTAATACGGCAGTCGCGAACGCTTCTTCTGTTGGGTCTGCTACGATCAATCCTTCGGGCACTTTGACTCTTTATTCTTATGGCGCGAATGGTTCGTATCTACCAACTCCGGGAACAAACTACCAGTCAACAATTCAATATTATCTCCCAAGAAAAGATAGAATCTCCTTAGCAACTTCCGGTGAGATTCTCGTAACCGAGGGAACGCCAGCAATCAACCCGGCACCGCCTCCGGAACTTCCTGGATCGATGACCATTGGTATTGCTACTGTTGCACCTTATCCTTCGCTAACTCCAGCAGAAGCCAAGACATATAATCGTTATGATTATGCTGTTCAGACCAGCATTCTACAAACAAAACGTTATACGATGGCTGATATCAATAAAATCAATACGCGTATTGACAGACTAGAATACTACACCTCTTTATCTCTGCTTGAACAAGCAACATCTTCGCTTCTTGTTCGTAGCGGCGATACAGGTCAGAATCGTTTTAAAAATGGTATCCTTGTTGATCCGTTTAAGAACCATTCAATCGGTAATGTAAACGATCCTAATTATATGATCGCGATTGATGAAACTAAATCTGAGGCTAGACCTTATTTCCGTCAGCAGACTATTGGTATGAAATTTAATCCTTCCGCTTCTACTGCGGTTATAAAGGGTTATGTCGTAATGCTTCCTCATACTTCAAACAACGTAATTCAACAACAGCCTTTCGCTTCGAAATATTTAAAATGCACGCAAGGTGAATATACGTATCGCGGCACAGTTGTTCTCGATCCCCCTGGTATTCTTGACTCGGATATCACACAAGGTCCGGTGATCAATAGTAATCTAGATTTGTCGTCTAACTTTATTAACGCTACAAATTCTCTAAACTCTATGTTTGGAACGCAATACGGTAACTGGACTGATTATGGGTCAGCGCAATTTGTTGGTCAACAATCTAGTGACAATCAAATCGGAAATAGCGGTGGTAACTATGCAGCTGGTCAGCTTCAAACTTGGCAAACTAATGTTACAACAACTCTTTCTAAACAACAGCAACAGATCAACAAAAGATTTAGCACAGCCGTTTCTGATACAAATGTAGAAATCGGAAATTATGTTACGGATGTATCGGTTCAGAAGTTTGTTCCAGCTAGGCAGATTTTTTTCTACGCGAGAGGTATGAAACCGAATACAAGGCTGCACGTCTTTCTAGACGGAATTGCTCTTGATCAAGACGTTCTTCCTCTTGCTTCTTACTCCGGAGCTTTAGTTCCTTCCGGTGGTAATAATTTCACTGACGCAGGAAATTTAGTTTATATTTCTAAAGCTTCTGGTAATTTCCAGTACGCTGGTATTACAGATTGGGGTAAAGCTTTATACAGCAATGCATCAGGTAATGCCTATGGTATTCTGGCTATCCCAGCTGGATTGTTCAAACAAGGCGAACTTGAATTCCGCATTACTGACATTAGTAATCTAACCGTAGGCGAAGGCGCAGTTGAAACTCAATGTTCAACCAAGCTATTCTGTTCTGCTTTATCTGTCCAAAAAAGCAAAGCAAATCTACAGGTGAGATCTGGAACGATAAATATAGAAGAAGAAAAACAAACGAGAACCGTTTATCAAAATCAAGTGATGACTGACACTTGGCAGTATTTTGATACAAGCATTCCAAATCCGCATTGCCCACCTGAAAATGAACCACCAAATATCTCACAGATCAGTCAAGGCTTCGGACCACCAAGAAGATAAAGTAGGAAGTAAATGAAACCAATTGCACAAACATTCATCATTAATGAGCCTTCTACTGGCGTCGAAGCAGTTTTTCTAACAAAGCTTGATCTTTATTTTCAGCAAAAATCGACTATTTTTGGAGTTGAAGTTCAGATTAGAGAAACGAATAATGGTGTTCCGACAAACATAGTGGTTCCATATGGATCAAAGACTATCGAATCATCGGCAGTGACTACAAGCGCGGACGCATCTCTTGCGACGACATTTGAATTTGATACTCCAGTAATGTTGAGAACGAATGAGCAGTACGCGATTATTGTTGCTCCAGTTGCCAATGATTCAAAATATCAAATTTGGGTTGGTGCTCTCGGAGGAACTGACGTATCTTCGAACGTTCCTATCACCAACAACAATCAACTTGGTTCTCTGTTTATCTCTTCAAACGATTTAAATTTCACTCCAGCGCAAAACGAAAGTTTAAAGTACACCGCATATATCGCTAATTTTACTTCTTCTTCGGCGACAGCGGTGTTTAATAATGCGTTGACGGATCACCTGGTTGTAACTGATAAAATTGGTGATTTTTTAAAACAAGAGAAGCTGGTAGTCTCAAACAACTATATGCGTAATACATCTCTTACAATCTCCGGTTCCAATACCTTTGCGAACGGCGAAATGGTATTCCAACCTCTGGGAACTTCAACAGCGAACCTCGCGCAAGCCACCGCGTATGGTACTGTTTATTACGCAAGCAACACCAAAGTATTATTGAGCAATACTTACGGATCTTTTGATGCCGTTAGCGGTCTGAGAGGGGCTACATCTAATACTATAACAACCGCTCCTTCTGCTGTTTACGGAAACGTTGCAACAACCTCAGCTTGTAACGTAATAACAGTTCCCGACGCAAACACTTCTTTGACAACAGATTTCGCCGTAGGCAATTTTATCTACGTTGGTACGAGCGCAAAAACTAACTTTCAGATTTTACAAGTTAACAGCGCTTCGGCTGCTTCTAGAACGCTAACTCTTTCTGGAGCTTTAAAGTTTACTGATCCTGCAGCTATCATTGGTAGAGTAAAAAATGATGCCAATCTTACCGGTAACTTTTCAAGCATAACTGGTGGGGACAATATGTTTTTAACAATGACTTCGGTCGCTGTTAATGCAACGTCTAATTTTGCTAATTGTCAAGGCGCTCTGTTGATAGGTAGAACTTCTGGAGCTTCCGTTGTAATTAGCGACGTTTACGATTTGATGTATGAAGGTATCACGACTACGATTCCAGATGTTGAGCCTAATATGACAGCAACATATTGGAATTTTTCTGGCACAGGTAATAATACCGGAAGAACAAGCGATAGCACGAGCTATTCAATCGCCAACGAAATTCCATATGATTTCATAGATAAAACAGCTCGTG